GAGAGGGCCCTTTCTCATAAGCTTACTGCTTTAGTAAGCCGAACTTTATTATCGAAAGCTATTAGGTCACTGCGACCGAACGTTATTAGAGAACTTTATTAGGCTCAACTCCCAGTAATATTATGACATTGGACTTCTAACCCCCTTTTCATAACCCTCTTATCTTATGGAGATCTCATAAGAAGCTTGAAAGCGATGCCAAACTTTCACCCTAAACACCCCTTAACTATTCTAACTCTCTGTAGCCGCTGAAAGCTACTACAGGCGCAGACGATTAAGACCGTTAAACCACCCCTTACACAATCCTTGTACCGAATGAGAATGAAATCAAAACTTATTCTTGCTTTGAGTTTTCGAACCCAAAGACTAGTACGTGTGTTTGTATTTGCCCTCACCATAGGGACCTCCGAGAATATTGGTTATTTATAACCTTTATTGTTTGACTGTTACAAACCGAATGCAGCTAGTGAATTCGTTTCATTTCTGTGTGACGTCACAATTGTGATATAGTGTAGGCTATTAGAATCCTGCTACAACCCCCTTGTGGACCGGAAGCTAAACCTGTTTATCAGGAAGTTATTCCACCCCGAGCGTTGTATATCGTCGTCTTCTACGTGCGATGCGTATGAAGTAAAATTGACGTACTGCTCAACCCAGCTGGTAGAGCAACGATGTGCTGTGCTATGAAACATCTCCACTATGAGATCGATCGAGTAACTAACAGCGTTAGTAACTCTATTCATTTTGTAATGGAATTTAGTAACCACGGCGAACCCATTTAAAAATAAACCCCCCCCCAACCCGACCCGGAACCGTAATGTCTTCAACTATGCAAAAAGTTGTAAACTCACAAACCCCCTCAAAGTCGAGTCGTCGAAACGAAAGGCGTCGCATCCTCAAAAATGCGATTGCCAATGATGAAGAAGCCTCCTTACACAGTTGGTTTTCTTTTGAATTCGACCTGGAGACGGAAAAATATCGAAATACCCCTCCCCATGAGCGCACTCAAGATGACAACTGGTTGCATTATCATTACGATAGTGCATTCCTGAGTCAAGCTCGTTTTTCACCATCCGAGCTACTCCTTGAGGAAAACAAAATGGAGGACGAGGAAGAAAATTGGAGCACTCTTCGGCCACTCCTTGATGAGTGGCTTCGTTCCAATGAAGTAACTTCTAACGATCGAGAAGGTGTTGAACTCGACCTACCCCGTCAGTGGTTCCGCCAAGGAATCACTACTGGATGGGCCGGTATTCCCCATCAATCGCTCCCAGAACTCACCCTTACTGAAGCCGATTTGGAAGTCTATAGGCCCCTACCTCCTGTTGATCAGGAGTTTTGGGTAGCTTCCCCCCCGATAATTGACCCTTTGGAACCATCTCAGTCAAGCCTAGCCGAGCGCATTCATCTTCGCGCTGTCGGTGCTTTTCTTGATGAGATGCCGATCCAAGAACCCTTTTTCAAACCCCCGCCAATTATCAAACCACCACCAACTAAGGCGGAACCTGTTGTCCCTCTTCCCGTTTGGATCACTGAATTAACATCCTGTGTCTCGACTGAGGAAGATAAGGCGATCAAGTTTAACGCTGCTCAGCAGCGTTTTCGGACCCATACGACTCCACCCATACATCAACCAAACCCCTTCGAACTTCTTGAAGTCGAGGCTGAGATGTCCCCCCCCATGTATTCCGACCCTCCGACGGCCTGTTCCGATCGACTTACCGGCACCTTCTCGCTTGGGAAGCGTAACCGCGCGGTGTACGGATATGATCAGAGTTGTCCTACTTCCACCTTCTTGCACCGTGGTGATAAACCCCTCTGGACAACTGTCCGTATCTCATCCTGGGGCGAAGGCGTCATTGGATACGCTCCTTCTGAAACCGAAGACGTCAATTGTTCGCATGTCGGGCAATATTACACGACTATTCCGATTTCCAACATGAAGCGCAAGAACCTTCAAGCAGTTGGTAAAGTGTGGAAGGCTCTCCGAACCTCTGATGATCTTGAGGATCAAAGATGTGCTCGAGACTTTCAGCGCACTGAGACTAATTGGGAATGGGACCTTGAAAACGAAATTGATGATTCCCCTAAGAACAACAAATACGGGAAATACATCTCCTATTCTCAGAATGGAATCATTCGACGAATGCGTAACCGACGTAAGCGTCTTGCCCAGCAAAACCGACGTCGACTTACCGCTCCTCAACGACGTGAAGAACGAGAACTTCTTCAAGAGTACTGTAAAGAACGCAGAACTTTCTTGAAGGGATATTATCTTGGAATGGAACACACCGACCGTTGGCTTCCCGCTGCGGACATTTATTGCTCCCGTGGTGAATGCCCTCGTATCCGTCGATGCTATCAAATCTGGTGCAATTCTTGTATCAGACATTGTGTGTGTCGTCCTGGATATGCTGGACCGCGTCCCAAAGTTCACCAAGAACCTAAACTCTTTGGTGAAGCTCAAGGATTGCTCGACTTCATGAAGGACATCAATCTCAAATTTAACATCAATCACACCGCTGATAACACAATGAAGATGGACCACATCATCAATGTAGATAACATAACATCTGCAATCAGGTCCCTCTTTCCGAATGTGAACCCTCACACGTGGAAAAACCACATTGCAGCTGTGGTGTTGTTGTTAACAGGTCTTTGGCAAAACCGAGATTCTCTTCAAAATTGCCTTACCCATGTTCTCTCATATCTCAACTTTCTCAACCTTAAGTGTGAAACCCTTTCAAAGGCTCGCGCCTATATTGTGAGTTTCTTCTGTCAGGAAAAGAAAGATCCCCTTTTTAGAATGGAGGATATGCCGGATGGAATCCCACGTATACACGTTAAAGCTCAAGCTGCACCTGAAATTGCAGCTAACATGTACGCGACAATTGCTATGTGGGTATCAGGTATTGGAACTCTTGCAGCCATTCTGGTTGCTCTTACTTTCACCGCCTGTATGCCATCCGGAAAGAACTTCACTGAGTTTATACTCAGATTTTCTCGAATGGGACAGTGCATAACAACCGCTGAAAAACTCGCTTCTTATGGCAAAGAATATTCTGAGTCATGGTATGATTGGGTCCTTGTTAATGTCTTTAATATGCCTCCTACTAAGGTAGATGAATGGGGCAACATTGAGGAATGGTGTAATGAGGTCCGCGAAATTGCCACAACCGAATTCGAAAGTCGTATCAAAGAGGATCGTCATCTTAAGACCAAGATTGACACTCTTCTTAAGCGAGGTCATCAAATTACTAAGATACTTGACCAACTCAAAATTCCAACGACCCAGCGAATGCATGTATCACAACTTATGCTAACTCTCATTAAGTTTCGAGAGATCGCAAGTGGAAGTGTTGCTGGCCAGATGAAAAACCGTGTTTCACCCATCATTATTTGGTTGTGCGGCCCTTCAGGAGTTGGAAAATCTTCCATCCTTCCACTCTTGTTGACTGAACTTCTTGCCAGTTCTGGTGCCTTAACAAAGGCAGACCTGGCGGAAAAAGTTTACTACAAGGCCCCATCTCAAGATGATCGGTGGGACGGATTCGGAAACGCAACTCTTGGAGTTGTCGTTGATGATGCTTTTTCACTTAAGGACTCTCAGACGAATCCGAATCCAGAATTCTACTCAACAATCCGAATGGGTAATACTGCTAGTTGGCAGTTGCCAATGGCCCATCTTATGGATAAAGGAACGACCTTCTTCCAGGCCAAGTTTGTCATCTGGACTACCAATCGGGAAGAGTTTGTTGCCGAATCTCTCACTAATCCGGACGCTGTTTGGAATCGAGTCACTCTCAAGTTTAAACAGCTCCCTCGTCCTGAATACGCTGTAATATCTAGCGTTGATCCTAGTGAATTGACCCTTGATAAAGCTAAGGTGGCAGCTGAGTTGGCAAAAGACCCTACTTCTATTACGAAATTTGTGGTCTTCCAACCGCTGCTTGCCCATGCTATGGGTGCTGTTCCCATTGGACGCGCTCTTTCGTATGAGGAGTTTGTCAATGTATGTTGTGAGGCTAACATCAAAAATCTCGATGCCTTCGACCACTTTGAAGGAGCGATAGGCAATTATCAAGACCAAATGATTGCTCGTTGCAAAGACAAGTGGGTCCCTATGGATGCGAAAGCTCCTGATCTAACTCTTCCTGCTGTTCCGACTGCGGGTCAACCTGGATTCAAGATTCCCGATCTGTCAAAACTCTCAACCATCGAGGGTTTAAGAGCAGGTTTGGCGTTGTTGGATTCCGGTGTACCCCTCACCCTCCCTGGCGATAGCATCAAGCGTATGAGTGTTACAGCTCATGCCGGTCCCGAACCAATCTCCGTGGAATCGATCTCCCACAAGTTGCGAGTTCCCCTCAATGAAAGATTGGGTTGGTTTGCGGGTAAGTATTCGTGGATTCACTTGAACATTAAGCATGTTCTAGCCCTCGATATTGAACCTGAGGACATTTGTCCTGACCCATCCGATTTCTTCACAGTCGATAACTACGAACTACAGGAAGTGGACGATTTTTGTCCCTGTGGCTGTGCTGAAAGGAGAAAGACCGGCGTTGTTGTTAACTGCAAACGCCTTAAGCTCAAGAATATTGATCTCGGATTCGATCTTTCCGATGAATGTGTTCAGGTTAAGTGGCACCAAGCGGAGAAATTCGCTAAAGTCTACTATTCTGCTCGACTCGCTG